TTATGAAAAAGTTCAGACGGTAATTGATTTTGATTATAACTTCCGTTCCACATATTATTGTTTTAATCTTAAATTTTTTATTATTGACATGAGTTCTGATATGCTATTTGGATTCATATATTATTTATTAAATTCTTCTATGTTTTTTTACAAAATCTTTAAGTGTCATATTATGCAGGCAAACTGAAAACATTCAAACTAAATGTCTCGGCAGTAAGAGAAGACGAATTATCTTCTGACTTATGCTGTAGTGTATAAGTATATGTTCCTCCAACCTTGCTTGGTACTATGTGCATAATTACAACACTTGTTCTCGGATTAGCATTTCGTAAATAAACACGAGATGAAGCACCTATTACTGCTGACCCATCGTGCCACTGTATGGTATATGCAGCAAGATCAACATTCCCATAAGCCTGTACTGTTGCCATTAGAACATGGTGAGATGTGGATGTTGTCGTTATAGATACATCTGCCCCTGTTATGCCTGCAAACGTTGACGAGGTTGTTATTGAAGTCCCATCTGTATCTGAATCAACAACTGAGGCCATGGATGCCCATACAGGATTAGCACTACCTCCTTGTGTCTTCAAAACCTGTCCTGATGTTCCTGGAGCCAAGCGAGTGAATATTCCTGAAGCATTCCTGTAATAAAGGTCTCCTTGAGCGTCACTACCTACGTTTATAACAGGTGAGGTTAAAGTTTTATTAGTCAAAGTTTCCGATCCTGTCAATGTTGCGGGGGTTGAAGATAATTTGCTCAAAGAAATAGCCGCACTTGCCCCTATATTGGCATTTGTAATACTTCCGTTATAGTCATTGATGATTGTTGAAAGGGAGCTATTGAGATCTGCAGCCGTCAACACTTCTCCACTCGAAAATGTTTTAAATGCGGAAATTGTACTCATAAATCTATCCTACCTTTCTTTGAAATTTATAATCAGACCTCTATTGGCCTTCTTTTCTCCTGATATAATGTTTCTAATCTTCTTATTGATACACTCGATGTTGCCGATGTGTCATACAATTTGTACTGTATATATTTGTTTCTTGACTTTGCTATATTAAAGCTCTTAATACTAATATCTGTCGTTCCTAGTCTTGAAGTATCAAGAGTCATTGCCCCAAGTGTACTTCCTGTACCTCCTAAGTTGAGTGTTCCCAAATTATCATAATCAAATCCATCTGCTGATTTGTCTATCGTAATATCAAAATCTCCTGTTTCTTTTGAAAAGGTATATAGTCTCTTGAACTTCTTAGGCATCTCTGGTCTTCCTGCATCATATCGTCTCGTTGTGACAGAAAAGTTTATAGCCGTTCCATTATCACTTTTAGATGCATCCAATATGTATGCTTTACTATCTGCACTTGCCTCTCCAAAATACATTTGAGGTGTTCCAGATATACTAAAAGAGTCAAATACTGATGCGTTTATACCCGTATGCCTACTCCAACCCTTATCTTTATCACCTATGGTTTCTGTATCTAATGTTAAAACTAAATTATTATATGTACTCGATCCGTTAGGAACTGCAAACCAAGCGTATCTTCCATCGAAAAATGCTGCTGTCTTGCCAAGTTGGGCTTTATTAAGTCCGTTCATGGTGGTTTCAATTCCCTCGGACACAATTCCTCCATCTATAATGACTCCATACTGAGTTCTCATAATCCTTCGTATTACTGGCTTATCTCCTAAAAATCCTATAAATAACAATGATCCTCCTATATTTATAAAACTTCTATGAGATAAAACACCTGATCCAGTTATTTTCTCTTGCAGTCCCCCTAAAGTTAATGCTGTTGTTCCAAATCCTGTCATTGACCAAATCCTATTTCTCTTTCCAATAATAAGCTCATCTTTAAACTCAGTAAGTCCAGTTATTACATCTCCATCACTAGGATTAATTCCCAAACTTGACGATGCCCCGCCTGTAAATATCTCAGGATCTCCAAGAATTGAGCTATCAAGGGTACTTGGTGTAAGCGTTACTCCCGATACGTGTAACTGATTATGAAACCACCGAGCAAAAGCCCCCTTTGGTATGGCTGCTACTGTAGAGCATGTTGTCCCATTATATTTAACAACTACATTCGTTCCATCGAAAAAATATACATTATTATTTGCAACAACTATATCTACTTGTGCAGTGGTACTTAGAGTGTATGTCCCAGTAAGTGCTGACCAGCTTCCCGATCCTGTCCATTTATATATCAATCCATTAAATACTGCAATAAGTTCTTTTGTTCCGTCTACAAACTCTACTCCCTTTTCTCCCTGACAGGCATTTGCTCCTAAATCATTTCCAATTATGGTATATCCCCCACGCTTTACCATCTCCTTCGTTCTCATAAAGCAGTTAAGGGCATCTGCGAGCATACCTCTCCCCAGAAGCTCTGGGGGCTTTGTATCGTTATATCCGATAAAATTATAGTCTTCTATGATTTTTGGGTTATTCATATTAAAAATATCCTCCTGAAACATCTGTAACCATCTTAGTTTCTTCCGAAATCTTATCCTCTAATTCTTCTTGTATAATTGTCTTTGCTTCTCTATATTTAGCTTCCATTTGCGTAGCTTCGGGGGAATCCTGTTGACCAAATCGTAGGGCTTCTGCGGTTGCTCCGTACACTATTGCCATATAGTTTTTGTCAGCATAAGGAATATCTATGTCGTCTGAATCTGCCGATAAATCTGCTGCTTCTTTTACGTACCATATCTTTGCGGCATTAGTACCTGCTTCGTCTGGTATGGGTATAAATCCTATCTTGAAATTACTCCCAAACCCATAGGTATAATAGTTACCTGCTGAGGTTGTTATTATAGAAGTGGCATTTACAAGCCCTAAATCTCGTCTTACTTCATCTATATTAGTAAGGGGAAGCATCCGAGTAGGTGCAGAACCAGAGGTTGCTACATCATAATTTAATTCTACTCTTCGTATTTTATATATATCTGTAGCCACTCCATCAGCACTTCCATATTCCTGTTTATCTTTAACTATATTAAATGTTCCAGTAGTTAAATAGTAATCTTCAAAAGTAGAGATAACAACCGCTCGTATGTTGTGATAGTACACATTAATGAGGGAGTTGAGGTCTGCGTTTGTCCAGTCATCAGGCGTAGTTTCGTCTGTGTATCCACGAATAAGTGTCCGTGCATTTAAAAGTGTTTTCATATATTTTGCATTAAAAAAACCCACCTCTCTTTCCTTGTGAAAGAGATAGCAGGTGAAATTCCTGACTAATCATTTTCCTAAACTTAATATTACTACATTATTATTTTATTGTCAAATTATTCATACAAAAAGTCATAAAGGGGAATTATATTTTATAGTAAATTATAAATTAACCAAGCGATACTCCTGAAAAATTAAATCTATTTCGTGATCTGCTATAAATCTTTTAAGCATAAGTCCTTGTCGGGACTTAATTGTGTAAGTTATAGGGTTTCCGTCCTCATTTGAGTCGTGGGTACAGGTGAAGTCGTGAGATGATGGATTAACTATGCCAACTGATTCATTCATCAACTCCTGCTGTTGTTCTTGGAGTAGACTGACATTCATAATACTATTATATCACTTATTCGATTTTTTTATTAAAAAATTTCTACAATTGAAGCCTCATTAGATATTGATGCACTCGCATGGTTAACTGAAAGTTGAGCCGTTATTTTAAAAGTTAATGCCCCCGTGCTATCTTCTGCGGATGTTCCGTAACCGCTCCAAAGATTAGTGTTGTTATCTGTTCCCTCTACTGCTCCAAAACCACCCTTTTGGCTATTTGTAGCCCCATTATTACATATCCATAAATCAATAATTATACCTGTATCTTCAATATCGCCTAACACCGAACGTACTCTAGTATCTAAAATTGTTGCACCATATTTCAACCTAAAGGTTAAATTATAAGCACCCCCGCTCTGATTATGCATTCTTCCCATTACTCTTGCTCTTATAATTCTATTCGTTCCTAAAAGATTAGCTGGAACACTAAAAGTAAACAAATCAGCTTCTGTGGTTGAGCTAACTATTTGTGTTTGAACTATAGAAGTAGAAATAGACATACCCGATGAAGCAGGCGAGATGAGCTGAAAATTAGTACCATCGTATATTATCTCTGTTATTTGATTGGCTCGTATATCACTATCAACTAAAACAACATTAAAGTTCTTAACGATTGATTTTGCACCTAACGCATTGACATTTATTGTCGCCGCACCAGTATTTTTAGTATTTGCCTTAAATCTTACCACCATACCTGTTGTATAGGCGGCGGGAACTGGAGACAAAGTTATAGCATAAGTATCAGTAGCCTCTGCATCGGCGGCATAGAAAGTAGGTAATGCCACTACTGGAAGTAGTGCATTACTATCTAATACTGGTATATTATTTGCTGTTGGAGTTGCATTTGCGTGATATCCATCAACAGTATCTGCGTTTCCTGTTGTACTT